TAGGACTCAATTGTTCCCATTCATATTGTATACGCTTCCTATAACGAGCATCTAAATAGTATTTAGCATGTAACAACTCATGTGTCAACGTATCCCGATCATGTCCACAATATGCAATCACATATCGATCACTTGATTGTAATATAGAATGAAGAGGATGATCAATTCCAATATGTGTTACCGGGAAATTATGCCCTATCCGACCAACTATTGTACCGTCAACGGTGTTGGATATTACATCTAAATCTCTATTCATCATCGTAAATTGACCTGCTGGATAACGAAGTATTAATATCGCACCTTTACGAAATGATACATATGATGGCGATGACGTACTACGATTTTTAGGCATATAGTTTGATCATATAATTATCGTATTATTTAAGCCACTGTTCAACGTCATGCGATAATAAAACATCAACCTTCAAAAATATTATAATATGATTTGATTTGATTTTTGTTGTTAAAGTCTATCTTACAAGATAGACTCTATTTGTCTGATGCCAAAAAAACACCACCTGATCTCAAGATGAATTATAAATCAACCCTATTCAATAAATCAAACAGAATTAACTCACTCTTTAGGCCTAACAGAACGATCCACCAACATCCCATTATCTGATTCATCACAAACCAGCTTTAAGACCCATCGCTAAAGAAATGATATAGCTGTATAAGATCAATGTTCTCAACACTTCGACAAACAGAAAATAAGGACACATCAGTGTGTCAAATTGATATCAATTCAAACACGTCGGATTTAAGTCGACTATTGCAATTGTAAGTGCAACTACTGACATGTCCTCAAACAATGTAGAGAAAAATGTTTTTAAACCAAGTCGATGAAAATATAGAATGATAATGTAATATGAAATATCGAATCCATATCGGTCTCCTTCTCTTACTCTTCATTTGCGGACTAATCTGGATTTTCTATAACATGTCCAAGTCCCAGTCCCGGTCAACAATCGCTCTAGAACCTTTTGTCCCTTCTTGCGGTATTCAACACTATTATATGATCAATCTCGACAGTGCCACCGATCGATGGACCGCCGCTCAACAACAGCTTACGCCCTTCAATATCAATCTCATCCGCTATCCCGCCACCGATACCCGCACTTTCGACAAAGTTCTCAACCATATGAATCAAATCGACGACGTCGCCATGGCCAATCTTGCCATCCTTCAACGCACCAAACGCCGTAGACTCCATCGTGAACTCTCTAACGGCGCAGTTGGATGCTATCTTTCCCATATGGGCATCTATCGCAATATCGTCGACTCCGATGTCACAACTGCCCTCATCATGGAAGACGATATCGATATCAACGCTACCGAAGTCGCCAAAATGGCCGAAGTGTGTGACCGATTGCCCACCGGTTGGGATATCATCTTACTCGGATGCACCAATCGTGACCGTCCTCAACATCCCGTCATCGACGGATTCCAACGTGTCGATTGGTTCTGGGGACTTCATTGCTATCTCATTCATCGCGAAGCTGCTCGACGAATCTTGACACATCTTCTCCCCATCCGATATCAAATCGATCATGTACTGTCGGAAATGAGTGCAGCAGGGAAACTCAACGTTTATCGAACCGTTCCCGAAATCGTTCGACAAACTCGGGCTCCCACTCAAATCCAAGTGCCTCTTTTAACCAACGATCCCAAATACGTCACACGACATAAAAAATGATATCATAGTCAAGCATAGTCACACATTATCATCAAACTGCTCATCGTCGAATCAGCGGCTAAAGCCCGCATCATTGAACGCTATATGAACGATCTCTACCCACAAGAAACCTTCAAAGTCATGGCATCACTCGGACATATTCGCGATCTTCCTCCCGCATCCATCGGAATCGATGTCGATAACGGATTCCGACCCACATATGAACTCATGTCAACCAAATCGGCACTTATTACCAAACTGCGGCAGGCAAGTCGTGCAGCTAGCGCCGTTTATCTCGCATCCGATGAAGATCGCGAAGGTGAAGCCATCGCCTTCCATCTGTGCGAAACACTGCGGCTCCCATTGGACTCCACCCGACGCATCGTTTTCCATGAAATCACTAAACCCGCACTCCGTGCCGCTATGGAACACTGTCGAACTGTCGATATGAATATGGTGATGGCACAACAGTGCCGCCGGATCATTGATCGACTCGTCGGATACGAGCTGTCGCCCATTGTGTCCAGAGCCATTGCCCCACGATTATCGGCTGGACGTGTACAGAGTGTTGCTGTCAAACTCCTCGTCGATCGTGAAACCGATATCCGTAACTTTGTCGCAACTGTTCAATGGACTTGTGGTGCGACATTTGTAGGCGGTGATAACGGCTTCCCTGTCCGACTAGATCGAACAATGGACACCAAAGATGCCGCTATTGCACTTCTGCGACACTGTCGACGCGCAGTGTTCCGACTTGCTGCCAAAGAAGACAGCATCAGCAAAGTTGCACCAAGTCCACCTTTCACCACTTCCACTCTTCAACAAGTCATGACAAAACAACTGCATATCGGCGCCAAAATGGTCATGTCTATTGCACAGAAATTGTATGAAACAGGGAAGATCACATATCATCGCACTGATTCAACACTTTTGTCAGAACAGGCGAGAATTCAAATGCGGAACTATATTGTTCAAACATTCGGAGACAATTATCATAAAGGTCGCATTCATAAAACCAAAAATCAGAGTGCGCAAGAAGCACATGAAGCTATCCGACCCACTCAAATCGATGTAGCCGATTTGGATGATGATCCGGAATATTCGAGCATTGAACGTGCCATGTATAAAGCCATCTGGCGCCGAGCAGTTGCAACACAAATGAGCGATGCCGAATACGACGTTACACAATGGACAATCTCCATTGAACGACGCGAAGAAACGTTTATCGGCACTATGCGACATCTTGTCTTTGATGGATGGAAACGCCTTTATCGTGGACTTGAAGAATCTGATGGCGATGACCAAGCTGAACCCGAAACAACTGGTCCACCTTGGATCATCGGACAAGAGCTGGATTTTATTGAGATCAAAATGAAAGAGGATCACAGTAAACCGGAACAGCATTATCAGGAAGCGACATTGATCAAACAGTTAGAGAAACTTGGCATCGGCAGGCCATCAACATATGCAACGATTTTGAGCACAATTCAGGATCGGGGATATGTTGAAACGAAACCATTGCCGAAATTGATGAAAACAGTTGAGCGATTAATCTTGTCGGGAGAAGATCGAGAAATTCGATCTGGAACAGAAGAGATTGTCTATATGGATGAGAAGAATCGAATGTGTTGCACGGAATTGGGAGAAAGAACAGCGGGATTTCTTGTTGAACATTTTGAACAAATCATGTCATACACTTTTACACGTGATATTGAACTCGATATGGACAATGTTGCCAAAGGTGAAAGGAATTGGGTCGATGTCGTTCAAAGTGTTTACAACAATTATCATCCTACTGTAGTAACTCTTATGAATAATGATGCCGGTGGATCTCAAAGCGGCGCAGCCGCTAGCGCCAGCGCCGGCCATGGTGCAATTGGTACATGTCCGAGAACAGGTCGTCCCGTCTATCTAGGCGTATCTAAGAAAACTGGACCATTTATTCGAGTTGGAGATGGAGATGATAAAACATTCTTCTCATTGCCTAAAGGGTTCCGTGTACAAGGTGCACGTTTCGATGATGTTGTACAACATATGACATATCCGACAGATCTGGGTGAATACAATGGATTCCCTATTGTTGTTAAGAAAGGTCCTTATGGACATTATCTTTCATGGAACAGGGTGCGGAAACGATGTGATGAAAGGATTCAACGTGATCAAGCAATCGAACTGTTGACGGGACCCGCTGCCGGGTCCCACCCCGGGCCAATTGGCTCGGGGCAAATGCCCCCCTTCGGTGGTGCTGGTGCTGCTGCCGGGTCCCAACCCGGGCCAATTGGCTCGGGGCAAATGCCCCCCTTCGGTGGTCCAGCTGTCAGCGCTGAATGGCATCGTGTTCGCAATGGTCGAATTGAGATTTCAATGAAACAGGGTCAATACGGTCCATTTGCCATTTATCAAAAGAAGTTGTATCCGTTACCAAGAACTTGGACAGATTTGACAACTGTCACATTTGAGCAAGTGATGAAGATCATTGAAGATCATCGTGATCGATCGTGATCGTGATCAATTTAAAAACATGATCATATCGATGTTACCAATTATGGCAACATCTAATTATACACATACACATACTGAAACAAAAGATCCTCATGTGGACTTGATGTTTCATTCTATCCGTGGAATTTCATCGGAACGATTTACGGATCTGTTTATTGCAGCTTACAACAGTGATCCACAATTGACGCGGCGGATTATCGCCCATTTGCGCGATTGTCGTGGCGGCAAAGGTGAAAGAGATCTCGGGCGGCTCGGTCTCCAACTGTTGGCGGATCGATGTGACGCCGATCAATGGCGCAATCTATTACCGTTCTTTTTGACAACATATGGTCGATGGGATGACGCTATCAATATTACAACACATCGCGCAGTGACATTGGATATCATTGCACTCCAGTTGCTGACTGATCTTGAATCAACTGGAACCGTCTCACTGTGCGCTAAATGGATCCCCAGTGAAAACGCCAATCGATCGTTTTATCACCTGTTGGCGAATCATATGCATATCAGCCCGCGTGACTTGCGGCAAAAGATCATATCGCCTTTACGCGCCAGATTGAATCTTGTCGAAACTGCATTAACTGTGCGATCTTATGATATGATCGAATTCAGTCATGTTCCGTCGAGATGTATGGCAATGCATGGACGGATGAATATGACGGATGGCAGACCGGGAGCGTTTATCCGACATTGTGGGGAGAAATATGCTGAATGGAAGTCATCCAAAAATGTGAAACTCAATGCGGGACAATTGGATGTCCATGAAATCGTTGCACAATATATGACAGATGATGCTGTTGTCGACGATTTGATTGAATTGCAATGGCAATATCATGCGGAACAGATTCGATCATATCCGGCACTTCGTAAAACACTTGTTCTATCGGATGTTTCCGGGTCAATGACTGGTCGCCCTATGTCGGTCTCAATTGCATTAGGTCTGTTGATCAGCGGCGAAGCGGACGAACCTTGGCGGAATCGGGTAATGACTTTCGAAACCGATCCGTGTTTACACACTGTGACAGGTGATACGTTGTATCAGCGAGTCAATTCGTTGAAATCAGCTGGATGGGGAGGATCGACCAATTTACAAGCGTGTTTCGAACTCATTTTGACGATGATGCGGACATACTGTTTAACGCCTGATCAGATGCCGGAAAGATTGGTGATTGTTTCGGATATGCAGTTTAATATGTGTGACCAGAATTATCGGACAAATCTCGAGGAGATCCGGGCGAAATACAGGGCGATGAATTATCGAATGCCGGATCTAGTGTTTTGGAATGTGAATGGGAATATCATGGATTATCCTGCTGAACATGATGCGGTTGGGGTGTCGCTATTGAGCGGATTTTCAACGAGTCTTTTGAAAAATATAATTACTGGTGCGACGATTACGCCTCGGTCAACAATGATGGAAACACTAGACAATGTTCGATATTCTCAACTTGATCGACTTGGTCTGTGACAGGCTTTTTGACCAAGCCAAATGCACTGCTTCTGGACGGTCTAAATGGGACAACTGGTCGAAGCGGTTCAGCTGGGAACATATTGCAAACGTAGTGAATACGTTGCCCATATTCCCGAAATACTGGGATATCATCTTGTGTCATGATCATAACACAATGTTTTTGTTCGATCCAAGTATCAATGAGAGGTTGAAGTTGTGGTTCGTTAGTGATAAGAATTATCTTACCGGGATCGATCTCGCCACTAAAAAGTTCCATCCATTGAAGTGGGTTATAGATTTGACGAGATGTGAAAATGTTCCAGTCACTAAATGTTGAAGAAACATCCGTATGAGTGACGAATCGGATCTTATGTCCGATAGAGTCTTTTGTTCCGAATCGTTGCAAAATGGCGTGATCAATGATGTCCGGCAACTTTGGATGATGTTCAAACGGAAGTTGTCCATTCCAAAAAAGGATGATGTGAATCTGTTGGGATGGTCGGCGGATAGGAAGTTCCGGGGTGGAAGAGGTGCGATTCCGCACATTTCGTCTGGTATTGGGACCGGGATTGTCAGTGGCACGATGCTTGAGAGACATTGTTAGGGATTATAGTGATAAGGACTTTCATTTTTTTGATCAAAAAAATGATCCTATACGACATAGAATAACATCATGTCACTACTATCATTGATTCAACTGATCGAATCCGGGACAATGTCCCCTATTTCCATTATTCAACAATCCGACCTCTCACACCAACAATGGATGCATATTATCCATCTCGGAATCTTGTCGTATCAACATCTTGTCCACATCTCGCAAGAAGAATCCGGATCCGATCTTCTCCATGAAAATCGGCGACTTACACATCTGATCCAAGATCATACAGCGTTGATCAAATCAATTGATCATAATGAGCTGATACGGGAACGCGAAACAGTCGAGAATCTGCGGCAAACCATTGAGGGCCTTAGGCAACAGGGCCATCAGATGGCGGAGAGCCTTCGGCAACGAGAGCGCGAAACGGCCGAGAGCCTTCGGCAACGAGAGCGCGAAACGGCCGAGAGCCTTCGGCAACAGGAGCGTGAAACAGCGGAAAGCCTTCGGCAACGAGAGCATCAGATGGCAGAGAGTTTTAGACAACGGGAGCGTGAATTGTTGGAGAGTCATCGTGTTCAATTGGACACGGTGCGTCAACAAGAGCGCGAAACGATGGATGGCATACGTCAAATGGTCGAAATGATGAAGCAGCGGGAGCATGATGCGACGGAGAATCTGCGTCAGACGATTGAAGGTATGCGACAGCGTGAACACCTCTTACAAAAAGAGATTATGGATATGCGCATCAGTGATGTCACCAGAGAACGCACAATTCGACAGGAGTATCAAGACCAGATCCAGGCACTCGAAGAACGATTGACACATATGCGACAGCTTCAAGAGAATTCAACGAAGAAGGGTGCACATTCTCAGATCCAGATGATGGACTATTTGTCGACACAATTGGATTCAACGGATTATCGATTGGTTGATCAACATGCAGTGCCGAATCGTGGAGATATTTGGGTACAATGTGAAGGGAAAACCGTTCTACTAGAATTGAAGAACTACACCGAGAAAGTCCCTTTACAAGAGATTCTCAAGTTTCAACGAGATGTGGCAAATTGCCCAGTCAATGCCGGAATATTGGTGTCATTGCGCAGCAGTATCAGCCGACATTGCGATTTCCAAATGGAAGAGCTCCATGGTAAACAGTTGCTTTATCTAGAAATGGTTGACGAATCCCCCAATAAAATCGTACACGCTATTCATATGCTACAGCGTCACACAAGTCTTATCGATACAGATCAAACCATCTCTATGGATGATCTTCAACATCTTTTGCAAAATATGGGACGACAAAAAGATCGTATGACAGAAGCACTTCGACGATTCAAAGTCACACAATTACAAGGAATCTACGGACTTGAACAAGAAGTGAAAACTATGAACGATATCATTCAAAAAGCAGTTGTCGACTATATTGAACAAAGTGTACCGCCATCATCCGATGATTGTATTCAAGACAGTGCGCAAGATTGTGCGGGAGCGGGTGCAAGTGCCGGCACTAGTGCAGGATATATCACCGATTTCGACCGAGATTGGACAACTACGGATGATCCGGTTTATGTATTGGGAGATACACTGTTCACCGAATTGGCAATGCGATACCGCTATCATCGATCAGAGAAAAACCGGTGTATGCAAATGCTACATGAACATATGCCGCAACATGTTTGGGAGAAACTGTCCGATATTACATCGCCAGATGCCAGACGTCTCGTAAAAGAACAGACGGGAAAACAACGTGATATCCGCTGGATTTTCCAGATCAAATCGCGTATTGTCGTCTAAAATAAGTGTCATCTAATATTAAAGATGAATTCCGTTCCTGAACCCAATTATAGAGCTGCACAAAATGGACGCGTTACATATGTTACTCGGTCAACCGCTGCCGATCAATTGTCGACAGCACCCAGTGAACGACAAGCACAATCATTTGTAAGTGAAGCGTTGACAGGAATCCAAGAACGCACACCGCTCTCCGATTTCTATTTTTCCCCCTACAATTTCAAATGGATCCAAGATCAAATCCGATATGAAGTTTATCGACAGTCCAATCGGAAATATGTGATCCCGGAACAGAACACCACTGAACTCGGTATCGTTATGCGAAGCATCTATTTACAGTATGCTATGAATCTCCCCACACTCATGAAAGAACAGGTACTTTATCTCAACAACGAAGTCATTCAATACAGTGTTCCCCGTATTCTCGCTGAAATCGATAACTATTACGGATATCTCAACAATATTCAACAGCAAGCGGTGCCCATTATGTTACCGGAAAATGTGTCGTCTAAAGGATCCAAAACACTCCGGTCAGTCACTTCCACTTTCTAAGATCCTAATATTCAAAATCGGTTTAAAGAATATTATCTTGTATAATATTAAGCGCTTGTAGCTCAGTAGGTAGAGCACTGGTCTTATGAGCCAGGAGTCGGCGGTTCGAACCCGTCCTTGCGCATGTATTTCAGAATGAGTTGGTAAATTCATTCATTATCGCATAATCAAAAGCGCAAGTCCGCTGATGATAAATATTCCGATTAAAATGGGTAACAAGATATATGGAACATTACCTATGGTGAGAGAGAGTGTCATATAGATAATAATAAGTAAGAGGGAGAGATAAAACGCTGCATTGATAGAAATGCCTAACATATTCTATTCTTATATTAGAATACAAATTCAGATATGACATCGGTGCCGATTAATAATATACAATCGAGGGAGATTGTGTCGATTGGTCTTTTGTTCGGATTTTTGATTTTAATTGTGCGACCGATGTTGTTGGGAATGTCTCTGAACATTGGTCACGCTGCAGTTGAAACGATATTGGTAATTGCGTGGTTAGGGGCTACACAATACATGGCGGGAACAATGGCATATGATCCGATTGAACAGCATCGGTTCCCTTATTAAAAACGATGTTTAGCGATAATGTTGTTCAAAAATGTGTCCAGAAGTATTGTTCGCTCAGCACCGCCGCTATACCGATCATTGTTATTGCTAATGGCCGAATTTTCAGATGAAAAAGAAGATCGATTGCCATTGCTAAAAGCCGAATATTGAGATGAAATAGGAGAGTTGAAAGCATCTTGTTGCTGATTATCTTGGTTCAAGTATTGTTCATTGGTTTTTGGGCGGCGATTGTTGGTCGAGTTATTGTTGGTTGCTGCTGGTTTTTCTTGTGATGATTCCAGTTGGTTTGAAGGATGGCTCACCGGCGCCATGCTATCGAGGTGGTTAACTTGTTTTATACGAACAACGGAATATAAAGTGGCTGCTAAAGGGATTGTGGTCAACACTCCTCCAATGATCATCATCGGATATAAAACCATAGCACTCATATGCAACACACTTGCTCCGATAAAACTGAATGCTATCAAAATGATTCCAACAACCAACATCCCACGTTGCGCCCATTTCATCGCTGACATTTCCTTATATTCAATTCATATAATTGTATGAATTATAGCTGATACCCTTTCAAATGACGATATACGATCGATCTTTCACGATCTTTCATAAATCGATTCCCCCTCAACAATATTTCCCACTGTTCTTTCGTCATTTCATATCGTCGACTTATCATATTCACCCACGTAATCATATCCTCTGACCATTCCGAAATATACATCAATCGCGGAACATAATAAACATCGATCCGACTCAATCCGGGAAAAGTCTGTATAGCCTTCTCTGTCGCATTCCGATTCGTCGCTATCTGAGCAATCCGATTCAAATGATTCGGATATGTCACCGGATTCAACGCCGTTCTATTACTCGCTCGATATGTCGACACAACATCAACCGCACCAGCACATGTAATGACTCCTACATAATCCGTCATATGAGGATCCATCGTGTTATAAATCGCATTATGAAACGGATCAGCAGTTACATAATTATCCAACATTTGATAAAACCCTTTGATAAACCCGGTCCGATTCTTCCGATGACGATAATCGTGCCATAAATCTTGTGGTACAGTCTCATATAACGACATCTGTAACGCCGATGTCCCCATATCGTAACACGACAACACATCCTCCATTGTACACGATGCACCTCCAGTCCTAATCAATTTCTCGGTCAACTGTTGAACAGTCTGATCCCGATGTTTCGCCTCCGCCGGTAACTGATCCAACACCCTTTCATACACCACTCGCAAATCCCCGAAAGCTTCTTCCAGAATTGCCGTCGCTGTCGCCATCGATATATGAAACCAGTCCCGTAATTGAACCGATGTCGGTGATACAAAAACAATATGCGGCAATTGTGTCCGAAGTTCCACCAGTTTCTTATATGTGGTGGGCATATACATGCCTATACAATGTTTCGTCAACTGATGACGCAGCGCCATTGATGCGAATTTTTCCCCATGAACACTCCGATAAAACTGATCAAACTCTTCGATGACAATCAATGATCGCCGCTCCGTTAACATTGTCATCACATTGTTCGACGTGCACTCCTGTATGAAATACTGTCGGACCGTCTCTTGTCCCCGCAACTCACTCCCCAAATAGATCTTGATATCCCATCCCAACTCCGCCGCCAATTGATTCGCCGCCTCTGTCTTCCCACTCCCTGCACCTCCCTCCATCAATAAAAGCCCCGTAGAATTGTGGGCGAACTCCCGCAATCTGGCCCGATCCGTCGCACACATCCATAAATCGTCCAATCTTGTCGGATACATCGTTGATTCTATTTGATATATTGGACTTTTTATGTGCATTTATCGACAATCCCTGTCCAAGATGCTCGCATACCTGTCGCAGGACCACACGATTTGATCCAGTCACATCGAGACTTCAACACCGTTGATTCATCCGATGGCTTGATCGGCCATTCAGCTATATTCGTGAACTGTTTCATCTTCGTCGACGAATCCGTATAACATGTGCTGTTCGACGTTGTCGGCACATGATAATCGTTTCGACACATCACATATTGCTGATTTCCCACCATCTTATATCCGACATTGGTCCACATGTCGGGGCATTTGGCGCCGATATTGAACATGTAATCGTTGGGCGGATACGCCTCCGATTGCAACGTTGCCGGAGATGATTGGGTCATTCCTTTCCGGATCAGATATACAATTCCGATAAACAGCGCTAGAAATCCAAGAACGGCAAACACTTTGATTAAATCAGGCATCAACTCTTATTCTCAGATGATAAATTTTATATGCGAGCGGTTGAATTTGTCCATACTTGACCGTTCCGCGTCGTTATCTGTGTATCACGCAATATTGTCATTTCCTCATATATCTCAATTACAAAATAGTGGTTTTTCGTCGGTATTGTCAATGATCCGGATTGATCCACGAGTTGAACACGCACAGATGAAACCCGATTTAATCCGACATCTTCGAAGATCTTTTCAACTGATTGCGGTTCATATAAGACCGAATTAAACGGAATTGCCGCTGTTGGAATCTCACAAAACAGATTCTGGAAATTCACGACTGTTTGAGTTGTCGTGTTTGACGCATCTTGTGTCCGCTGTTCAACTGTTGATGTATTGTTCGCAATCATAATCGAACTTATCAGATCCGGTTGATAATCTCCCAAGAACAAGCGCAGATATTGCACATTGTTGGATTTCATATAATATTTGCCGCCTTGATACTCCGCCTGTATAACATTGCGTCCAAACGGAGCCACATTGTTGACATTCGGCACACCTAATGTCGGCGTCCATTCAGTTGTCGATGATCGTGTTAATCCATCCGTTCCAGCAATCGCGTTAAATATCGTGTCCCCCATTGGTGACAGAATCGGTGTTATGTTTTGATGGACAAAAGCGATCGTCGCTGTCCACATGTTCTCTTCATCGTTCTGATCCGACAGCGGCCAACCTAACATCGGCAACACACTGTTTGTCACCGTATATGTTTCACCCAGAGTACCAGTAATCACCTTGTGAAACAGTGTTACGGGGGTTGCACGTCCAGCAACCGGCAAAGGATGAGTCCGATAAGGACCGAAGTTCTTGGCACGACTCACAATGTCATCAATATTGAATCCGGCACCAGATGATACGGGGGTTTCACCTGTTGCATATGAATAGATATAGTCGGGATTGATAGCGCCAGCGAGTCCAGTATCGAACACGATTGTATCGAAATGACTCGGTTGGGCAATAGTCCATTTATTCGGATCGTATTGTTGTAAAAGGAAAACGTTTCGATAATGCATTGAACTGCTGAGATAAAAAGCGTAGCGGACATATCGTTTGACACCGACAGTGAAGGAATCGAAATAGCGATAAAAATTAGGGACATATTTCGAAACTCCTTCAGATCCAGCCCAAGAATTGAACGTACTGTTTACGACATTGTAATCATAGAATTCCCTATAATTGAGTTGGTCCGCAGTGAATCCACCGATATCGGGCAGTTCAGTAAACACCAGTGGATAGATGTTAAGCTCTTCAATTGCGGAATAGTCGGAGATTTGTCCGGATAAAGGGATGCCTTTCAAGACTGTTGCATAAGAGTATTCGAAAGTGAGGATGAAAGATGGAGCGATACCGATGGTGATTGGGAAAGGTTCAATTGTTGTATAGGTGTATCGATCACCGATAGGGAATTCGGTGGGTGCTTTTTGATAGGGGACGTTGTTTTGATGTGTTTGGACAGTTCCGCCGTTGACTATATCGTAATAGTAATAGAATATATCGGTTGCGAACATGTCTTGTCCGGTGCCTGTGATATTGGGATATTTCCGTGGATCGTATGGCAATGTTTGTGCTGCGTAGATTTTGGCGTTTTCTAAACGATTGACGAGATAAGTGCGATTACGTTCGATATCTATATTCATGGAGAAGAGGTGACCTTGAGCGGATAAGGATTCGGATGCGTTACCGCCGCTGAATGATTCGCCGGTGTAGTAGATGCGGGCATTGGTTTCACCGATGAGGATTTGTTGCAGAAGATCAATTGTACCGTAGTTTTCGGGGAGATACTGTTGATAAACTTCACCGGTGTTGTTGAGCAAAGGTGTCGGGATTTGAGCGAGTGTGTAAAAAGGGTAAATAAATGTGCCAATAGAATCGGCGAGTGTGGTCAACAGTGTGGGAGATGGATATGTCCATAAGAACATGTTGTTGGTGGAATTGATGGGAGGGATATCGTTGGGGAGATAGAATTTGGTGAGTCGGATTTTATAGACATTGTTGAACTCTCTGTCGAAGTTTAACCGGTAATCGTTAGCGTATTCATAGATGGACTTATCACGGAATTCGGATCGGATCATAACGCTGGTTTTGCGGTATTTCTTGTAAGTTGGAGTGACGAGATCGTTGATGGCATCGGAGAGAATTGGATCGGGATTTTGAACAGTGCGTTTGGGGAAATCTGGTATGTTGTTGCGCAACTGGTTGATCGGATCTGTTGTGAGAGTGTCGTGTTGTCGGAATCGGGCACTGGGTCGGAGATTAGTGGTCTGTTGTCGAGTGTGTTGACGATAGAAGTCGGGATCTTGGTATTTGGATGTGAGTCCTAATGTGGAACCTTGATCGGAAGGGATAAAATGGTTGGTATTGAGGAGATCATGGGGATCTGTGCGGAAACTCATGGAATATGGTGGGAGAGTGAATCTATTATAAATCTAGGGATATAATAATATGGAAAAGCGACGCGTATCTCGTCATTGTGCACCTGGAAGGGGAGATGATGCACCGACATGTTTGACATTGGATGAGTTGCATATATTGGTGAGACAGTATAATCGGAAGTTTGTGGATAATCCGATTCGGATAGTGGGTAAAGGTCGGACACAGTTGTATAAGGAGTTACGGAGACGATTGAATGTTGAAGGGACGGATTACAATATGTTGGAGCACAATTTGATGGCACCGGTGTATAACAAGGTGAAAGGTGCATTTCGTCCACCGAAGCCGAAGTCGTGGAAGAATGCGCCGAATACGTGGTTATCGAATTTTGAGATTGATGATGCGATGAAGGTTTATGAGGGCCAGTATAGGGATTTTAAATATTTGGGGACGTATCCGGTTGATTGTCCGATGGGATATCGATGTCCATTGTCGGGATTGTTGATATCGAAGTTGAAGAGACAGGGAGTTCGTCGAATTGGAGTAGTGTTTAATTTGGATTATCATTATGAAGGAGGATCGCACTGGGTTGCGTTTTATTCGGATTTTAGACAAAAGAGTGTGGAATATTTTGATTCATATGGACATGAACCGCCGACATTGATACGGCAATTTATGGTGAAAGTTGCGCAACAGTTGGGTTCATCTGATTCGATGTTGATCTATAATGATCGGCGACATCAGTATGGAGGAAGTGAATGTGGAGTGTATTCAATGGCGTATATAGCGAGTCGATTAGGGGGGAAGAGTGCATATGATATGACTCGTCATCGGATAACGGATCGTGAGATGTTTAAATTGCGTGATCATTTCTTCCGGAAGATATCTGACCGTTACTCAGAGACGTAGGCGGGGTCATGCCCCCACACTGCAGGGTTCCGCCTTGGGGTCCACACGACGGACAAGGATCCTTGATCAAAAAATCAAATATGTCTATCGGATTCTCTGATCTTTCACAGTTTTCGAATCTATCGATTCGAAAATGATCAAGATCAAATCGAATCCTCTAGCCCTATTTGATTTGATGTCAAACAATCTTTATCATTCATATGACAACATAATCTAATATGATCGGCGCAATACTCTAACATGAAAAGTCTGATGCAGGGTTCCGCCTTGGGGTCC